GCTGATTCTGTTGCGTCTATGCCGATTGAAGTGGTGCGTACTCGTGGAGGAAAAATTGAAAACTTGCCAACTCCATCCGTCTTGCTCAAACCAAACGACAGACAAACAATGTTTGACTTCATTCACCAAACCATGCTCACTCTTACAATTCATGGCAACGCATACATTTACGCCCCAAGAGGGTCAAATGGGCTACCTGTTGAAATGCGCAATATTCACCCCAACGCAATCAAAAACATCACAGACACAGACACCAGTGAAACCTTCTACCAAATAGGTAAAGAACAATTTTCATCTGATGACATCATTGCTATTCATTGGATGATCTTGCCGAACCATAAGAAAGGTTTGTCACCGTTAGAAACGATGCGGAACACAATCGGCATGGGCTTGGCGATGGATAGATTCTTGGCACAGTTCTACGGCGAAGGCGCAACACCATCATCGGTGTTAGAAACAGATCAAGCCATAACCCCTGAACAAGCCAGACAGATCAGGGATAATTGGGAAGAATCTCACTATAAACATCGCAAACCTGCGGTACTTCAGGGCGGTTTGAAATGGCGTTCAGTAACAACCAGCGCAGCAGATATGCAAATGTTGGAACACAAAGAGTCAATCATTCGTGATATCGCCCGTGTTTACCGCATCCCGTTGCACCTCATCATTGGAACTGGCGGCGATTCACAGACATATCAAAACCTTGAAGCGTTAGGTTCAGCGTTCTATAAATACACTTTGCTCGGATGGGTACGCCGTTTGGAAGAATCCATTTCAGCAAGGCTTCCTATCGGAACATACATCAAGTTTAACGCTGATGAGTTCTTGCGTGCCGATCTCACAACCCGTGTCAAAGCCCAACAAATACAAATTATGTCAGGCACGATGACACCGAATGAGGCTCGTGAAATAGAAAACTATGAACCGTATGAAGGCGGAGATCAGTTTGTTATGGGCTTGGCTGGTACAGCGATTGCAGGCATTGAGGGTGGCGAACTTCCAACATTAGGTACTGACCCGAAACCACCAATTAGGTAACTTATGAAATCAGTAGCAGTAACAGTAACTACTTCTCCAACATTAATTATTGCAGCAGATAACCTGCCTCGTACCTGCTATTTGCACTCAACAAGTGGCAGCACATATCTTGGTGATAGTGCAGTAACAGTGTCTAGTGGTTTGCATTTGCCAAACAACGCAACAATCACAATCCAAGTTCCATTCGGTGAAACTCTTTATGGCATTACTAATACAGGCACTACCAATGTTCGTTTGCTAACACCAGATGTGGATTGAACTATGCCTTACGAAGTAATCATGAATGCTGAAGGCTGCGATGGTCACGCTGTTGTAAAAGTTGGGGAGATGACCCCTGTTGATGGTGGCTGCCACGCCACACACGAAGAAGCATTGGATCAGATGACAGCATTGAATATTGCTACGGCTGATGAAACAGATGTAAGAAACAGTGAGATGGTTTCGTTTATTGATGCGGCGATCATGATGTTGATGAAAGCAAAAGCGTCATACGAGTCCGATGATGAAGATGAGTTGGAAGATGAACCTGAGGAAATGGTTGAGGTTTCGGAGTATCGGGCAGTTGATTTATCTGCACCAGCGTTCATGCGTGCTTCAGCAAAGCGTGGTTTAGCGTTACATGAACAAGGTTTATCAGGTGATGGGCTGATGCCTCAGACCGTTGAGGATGCACGCAAGATGGCTGCTGGAACAGTGACCGAAGAGAAGTGGCGCAAGATCGGCGCATGGATCGCACGCCATATTGACGATCTTGACGCTGTACAAGGTGACGAAATCACGGCAGGATTAGTTGCGATGTTGTTGTGGGGTGGCGGTTCAAGTAAATCATCTGCAAGACGGGCGCAAGAATATGCTTACCGTGTTGTGGAAAAATTAGATTCTGAATAGTAGGGTAGAAAATTATGAGCGAAATATGTAACTGGATTGCTAAGCCATTAGACGAGAAGCGCACGATTGCGTACAGCAATCTTGAAGTTCGTGCTGAAGGAAACGGAAACACTTTGGTTGGATATGCAGCGTTGTTTGATTCCCCATCAGAACCAATGCCGTTCATAGAATATGTGAAGCGTGGTGCGTTCAGCAAAACTTTGAATGACGGCGCAGATGTTCGCCTGCTCATGGATCACGAAGGCGTACCACTAGCCCGTTCCAAGAGTGGCACATTGGCTTTGGAAGAAGATGAGCGTGGGCTACGAGTAGAGGCTGACCTTGACCCGATGAACCCTGATTCGGCTCGTATCCTTTCCGCTATGAAGCGTGGCGACATATCACAAATGAGTTTCGCCTTCCGCACAATCAAAGATTCTTTTAACGCTGATAGATCAGTTCGTGAGTTGCGTGAAGTGCAGTTGTTTGATGTGAGCGTTGTTACCTTCCCTGCGTATGAGGAAACGGTGGCAGAGTTGCGCAAACGAAATGAGCCTGTTACTATCGCAGCAGTTTCTACTTTGAGCCTGAGAAAAAATCAGGTTGCATTGCAGAAACTTCGCAGCCGTTAGACAGCCGACCCTAGAACGGGTCACTGATCTCCTGACACTGAGAAAGAAACATAAACAACTATTGACCACAGGAGGTCATATGTCATTTTCACAAAACCTTATTGAAAAGCGTGACGCTTCACTAGCAAAGGCAGAAGCCATTGTTGAAGCAGCACAAGCAGAAGCCCGTGAACTCACACCAGAACAGGATGCAGAAATTGCTGCATCGTTGGATGAGGTTCGTTCATTGGATGAGCAAATCAAAACCCACAGCGAACTTGAAAAGCGTTCCGCTGAGGCTGCAGAACTTCGCAAAGAAAAGAAGTTTGATGCCGCAGTTGCACCAGCAGTAGTTAAGTCAGAGGCACGCACTTACAGTCCAAAGGCTGAAACTTCGTTTATCGCTGACGCTTACGCTGCACAGTTTAACAACGACTTCGCTGCGAAAGATCGTCTTGCTCGTCACATGAACGAGGAAAAGATTGAACGCCGTGATGTAACCAGTGCAAACTTTGCTGGTTTGGTTGTTCCACAGTTCCTCACAGAATTGGCTGCACCGTTCGCTCGTGCAGGTCGCCCATTCTTGGAAGTGGCACGCAAGCATCAACTTCCTGATTCTGGTTTGGTTATCAGCATCAGCAAGGTAACGACTGGTTCAAGCACTGCAGTTCAAACTGAAGGTGCAGCAGTTTCGGAAACCAACATGGATGACACGAAACTTGATGTTTCGGTTGTTACTGTTGCTGGTCAGCAGAATGTTTCACGCCAAGCGATTGAGCGTGGCACAAACATTGATTCGCTAGTTATGGCTGATCTCGTTTCTGCTTACCACACAAACTTGGATTCGTTGTTTGTTACTACATCAGCAACTTCGCTGACGAACACAATCACGCAAGTTGTGACCTACACCGATGCTTCGCCAACCGTTGCAGAGTTGTATCCAAAGTTGGCTGACGCTATCCAGCGTATTCAAACCAACTTCTTTGCAGGACCGAACTTCATCTTGATGCACCCACGCCGACTTGCATTTATCTTGGCTGCACTTGATGATCAGAAGCGACCATTGGCTGTGCCAGTGCCTAACTTCAACGGTCAGCCAGCGATTGCTTCAGGCAATGGCGCACCTGTTTACGGCAACTCGGGATACACAATCTTGGGTCTGCCAGTTATCACGGATGCCAATGTCATCACCACAAACGGTGCAGGTGCTAACGAAGATGTGATCATCATCGGTAACACGCAAGAAGCACACTTGTTTGAACAGGGTGGCGGCGAGCCAATGATGTTGCGCTTTGAGCAACCAAAGGCTTCTGAACTTGATGTCACCATGATCGTTTATGGTTACAGTGCGTTCACCGCTAACCGTTATCCAAATGCTTTCTCCCTCATCGGAGGAACTGGATTGGTAACACCAACCTTCTAAGGTTGTTTGTTAATCAACTTGTGAAAGGGTTGGTGGTATCCTTCGGGGTGTCACCAACCCTTTTCTATTTTCGGAGTGCTAATGAAAAACTATGTTGAATCACTACTGGTTGAGCGTGCAGGTTACGAACGCAGAGGGTTGAAGGATCGTGTGAAAGCGGTTGATGCTGCTTTGCGTGAAGTTGGTTTTGATCACAAATATATGAGCGAACCAGAGATTGAAACAGCAGCGATTGAACCTGTTGTAGAGCGTGCTGTTGTGAAGGCAGCCAAGAAGCGTAAGGCATAACTGTGGCTATAACGAATGGTTATTGCACGCTGGCGGAAGTCAAGGCTGCGTTGCGTCTTACCGACAATGTGGATGACACTTTGTTGGAGAACGCTATTGAGTCTGCGTCACGGCGCATTGATGGTTACACAGGCAGGTTCTTTTACAAGACAAATCAAACGGCAATCACGATGTATCCCTACAACGAATATATGCTGTTCTTCCCTGCTGATGTTTCTTCTACTGCGGTAACAATCAAAATAGATTCCACTGCTGATGGCACTTATGCCACCACTTTGACGCAGGGTGTTGATTATCTGCTTGAACCTACAGATGCGGTGTTGCAGTCACGCCCATATCTAAACGCTCGCATGGTTGGCGGTGCAACATTCCCACTGTTCGTCACACCATCGTTTCCTACAGTTCAGGTGACAGCAATATGGGGTTGGAACGCAATCCCTGATGATGTGAATCAAGCCTGTGTGCTGCTCGCTATGCGCCAGTTCGCAAGGTTGAACGCTGCGTTAGGTGTTGTCGGTTTCGCTGATATGGCTATTACGGTTCGGGCTATTGATCCTGATGTTCGTGATCTGTTGTCGCCATACAAAATGTTTGGTATTGCCTGATGCCTGCAACCGTTTCACAAGTCGCTACGGGGCTTGCAGCACGCTTAGGAACGATCACAGGGCTACGCACCTACACCTATCAACCTGAGCAACTGAATCCACCTATCGCTTACCCTGTGTTGAACTCTATTGAATATCACAGGGCTTTCGGTGGAGGCGATGTCACAATGAACTGGACTATCAGCGTAATTGTTGGCAGATATCTTGACCGTACAGCACATGCTTTGCTGGATGATTTTCTTTCTTACTCTGGAACGAAAAGTATTCGTGCTGCATTGGAAGGCGATACGACTCTCGGTGGCGTGGCACAAACTTTGGTAGTACCATCAGGTGCAGATATTTCAAGCCTCAGTTCTGCTGATGCAGAGTTTCTGCAAATACAGGTTTCTGTTACAGTTCACGCATAAAGGAAAACTATGACCACATATAAAGTTATGAGCAACAGATTTGTTTTGGGTGAAATGGGCAAGACGCTAGACAGTGATGCACTCGTTGGGTGTAACATTGAGGCAGCGGTTGAAGCAGGTCATCTTGCAGAGATCAGTTCTAAAGTTAAAAAAGAAATCATGGAAGAAACGGACAAATAAACATGGCTGCAATCGTTCTCACAAATGCTGATATCACCGTCAATGGTGTGGTGCTTTCCGATAGGGCAAACAGCGTTACGCTTACCTACGAAATTGAGGCAGTAGAAACAACTTCGTTTGGTGGCAACCGTTCTTTCACTGGTGGTCTCCAGAACATTGCTATTGAAGTTGAGTTCATGCAAGATTTTGCTGCAACAGAAACCGAAGCAACAATTTTCCCATTGGTCGGACAACAGACAACTGTTACGGTTCGCCCAAGTGCAGCCGCAACTAGCGCAACGAATCCGCTTTACACTGTAAGTGGAACTTATCTTGCTAGTCATACACCAGTTGCAGCAGCCGTTGGTGAATTGGCTATGACTTCGCTTTCGTTTGCTGGTGGCACGCTAGTTAAAACAACCGCATAAATATCTTTACAGTTAGAAGGAGATTGCAATGAAAATTGCTTTACAAGTTGAGTTCAATGACGGTACGAAAACACCTGTTGATGCTGTGTTCGCTGACTTTGTTGCGTTTGAGCGCACATGGTCACGAAGTGTTGCACGCTTTGAAACCGAGATTCGTTTAACAGATTTGGCTTGGCTGGCATGGCACAGCGAAACCCGTTGCCGCAAAACTAGTTTGAAGTTTGATCCTGATTGGATCAACACTGTTATGAATGTTGAGATTCGGGAAGATGAACCGATCGTGGGTGCAGACCCAAAAGAAAGTTAGATTCTGATTCTGCGCATTGGGCTATAGCGTTTCTTGCTATAGAAACAGGCATCGCACCTTCATTGCTGGTGCAGGAATCAGAAGAGATGATTCAAACCATGTTTGATGTTTTGGGGAAACGGAACGAAAACGCTAGACGCAAACGGTAGTAGCATCTTCGCCTATGGGAATCAAAGTTGATGTTTATGGTGTTCGTGAAACACTTGCTGAGTTACGCAAGTACGAGAAAGAAACATTTACTCGCATTAGTAGCGATCTGAAATCATCCGCCAACCCTGCCGCCACCGCTGTTGGTCGTGCTTTCCCTGATGAACCGTTAATGAATTGGCATACTTCAGGTGGGAGACTTTCAAGCAAGTCACGCCTGCCTCCTTACAACGGTAGTTCCGCTAAAAGCAAAGTCAAGGTGGCGGTGAGTACAAAAAAACCAAGAGGATTAAATCAGCATGGTTTGATTCGTTTGCAACAGATGGATGCTGGTGGTCAGGTTTATGATTCGGCTGGTGCACAAACAAAGGCTGCTCGTGGTGCTAGTGCTTCTGCTGGTCAAAAGTTTATTGCGAATCTTGACAAGCGTTCCGTTATACAATCTTCAGGAGAGAAATATCGTTCACGCATCATGTATCCTTTCACGAAAAAGAATCTTCCATTGATTGAAAAGGCTATTGAGGTTTCAATTCGCAAGATTGATGGTGAAGTGCAGAAACGATTGAACGGATAGCATCATGGCAGTTGGCGTAAACATTGTCTCTACCTTTGACAGCAAGGGCATATCTCGTGCCATTTCTGATTTTAAGAAACTTGATGGCGCAGGAAACAAAGCAACATTTGGTTTGCGTACCCTTGATAAAGGATTGAGCAACACTCTTGCAAGTGTTGGAAAAGTTGCTGCTGGTGTTGCTGTTGCTGCTGGTGCTATCGGATACAAACTTGCCACAGCAGCGTATGACGCACAGAAGGTAATGGCACAAACAGAAGCCATTATTAAAGCGACAGGTGGTGCTGCTGGTGTTACCGCCAAACAGGTTAGTGATCTGTCATCAAAGTTGTCTATGCAAATCGGTGTTGATGATGAGTTGATTCAATCTTCAGCAAACTTGCTGCTTACTTTTAAGCAGATACAAAATCAAGTTGGTGCTAACAACAACATTTTTGATCAGGCAGTTATCTTGGCACAAGACTTAGGCAATGTGTTTGGTTCTTCTCAGGCTGCAGCGATGCAGTTAGGTAAAGCGTTAAGCGATCCTGAAAAGGGTATTACTGCTTTGCGTAGGGCTGGTATTAACTTCACGGATGCACAGAAGGAACAGATCAAAACTTTGGTGCAGTCAGGTGATGTGTTGGGCGCACAGAAGTTAATTCTTGCTGAGGTTGAATCTCAGGTTGGTGGTACTGCTGCGGCTACTGCTACAGGTTTTGACATTATGCGTGTGGCTATAGAAAATGTTTCCGAACGATTCGGCGCACTTCTTATTCCTTACATAGAAAAGTTTGCCACCTTTGTTACCACTAAGGTTGTTCCATATTTGAGCAATCTTGCTGATGTTCTTGGCGAGGGTGGTGTTGGTGCTGCCATCAAACTTTTGGCAGAAGATTTTTTGAACATGACTACAAACATGGGCAAAACTGGAAACATTATTTTAGGTATTGCTACAGCATTTCTGATGTTGAAGGGTGCCGCTGTTGCTTTTACTATTGCCCAAACCGCAGCAACGATTGCTACTTCTGCGTTCGGTATTGCTTTGAACGCTACAGGAATTGGTTTAGTTGCTGCTGCTATTGCTGCTGTTGTTATTGGTCTGATTGCTTTATATGTGAAGTTTGAGGTTGTTCGCAA